GTCTTTCGATATGGAAAATCTGCGCATTGAAAACGTATCAATTGATTCTTTAACTTTTGACCCAACAAACGCCCGTTTACACGACAGCAAGAACCTTGACGCGATTGTTGGCTCGTTAAAACTATTCGGCCAAAGAAAACCAATCGTTGTTACTCCCGACAATATTGTCGTTGCTGGCAACGGAACTCTTGAAGCCGCAAAAACTCTGGGCTGGACAGAAATTGCAATCGCGCGAACTCCTGCTGGTTGGACTTGGGACCAGATAAAGGCTTACGCGCTCGCCGACAACCGAACTGCCGAACTCGCCGAATGGGACCCAAAGGTGCTGGCCGACCAGTTACTAGAACTCGATGCCAACGGCTGGTCACTTGAGGAGTTTGGATTTGAGCCGCTTCAGCCACCGGTCAACCCTGAGGACGTTGAAGAGGACGAAGTTCCTGAATACACCGAGCCCGTATCAAAATTAGGCGATGTCTGGAAACTTGGAAATCACCTGCTCGTTTGTGGAGATGCCACCGATCCGAGTTGCTACGACAAGATTTTGCAAGGTCGCAAGGCTGATGCAGTTTGGACCGACCCACCTTACGGTGTCGCTTACGTTGGAAAGACCAAAGACGCTCTTACGATTGAAAATGACAAACTCAACCTCGAGGACTTAACTCAGTTACTTCGTGACTCGCTTGGATTGCTGTGGGCTCACACAAATGGTGGTGCCGCTTGGTACGTTGCCGCGCCTCATGGTCAGATTGGCCTTGCTTTCTCAATCGCTTTAAATGAATTAGATGTTTGGCGTCACAGCCTTGTTTGGGTGAAAGACACTTTAGTTATGGGTCGTGCCGATTATCACTACAAGCACGAAGTTCTTTACTATGGCTGGACACAAGGCTCATCGCATAATTGGTATGGCGACCGCAAGCAAACGACAGTTTTTGAAATCGACCGACCAAAGCGAAACGCTGAACATCCAACAATGAAGCCAATCCAGTTAATTGCCAAGTGCCTAGATAACTCGACAAAGCAAGGTGACTTAGTAGTTGACCCATTTGCAGGCTCTGGCAGTACTCTTATCGCTTGCGAGCAAATGAACCGCAAAGCCGCGTGTATTGAACTAGACCCTAAGTACGTTGATGTTATTGTAAAAAGATGGGAACAGTTAACAGGCAAGACTGCTGAACTTTTGGAGGTTTAAATGGCTACTCGTGGCCGACCACCAAAACCCATCGAGCAAAAGCGTCTAACTGGAAATCCTGGAAAACGCGCATTACCGAAGCAAGGTGAAATGGTTTTGCTTCCAAGTGCTTATGACATCCCAGAGCCACACCGACCGCTTCAATCGCCTGGCATGGAACTTTGGGAAAGTATCTGGGGAATGGGCCAATCTTGGCTTAGTCCAGTTACAGACCGAGAATTGCTACTTATAACCTGCGAACTTCTAGATGAACGCTGGAATTTGCGCATCAAGGTTTTAAGAGATAATCGACCAGAGGAACGCAAAGCCCTGCGAGATTTAGATAGGCAATTAGTAAGCAACCTAAGCCTGCTCGGATTTTCACCAACCGACCGGTCGCGGCTCGGCGTTGCCGAAGTAAAGCGTCAAAGTAAATTAGAGGAACTGCGATCTCGTGTCCAAACAGACCAAGCCAACTAACTGGCCACCTAAGTGGCTAACACCAGTTGACGAGAACTTTCTAAAGAATTCTCGCGGCTGGCAGGTTGCTGACTTTATTAACACCTTTGGAACTCAAACCAAAGAAACGATTGCTGGCCGCTCTGGTGACCAACTACAACTCAGACCTTGGCAACATAAACTTTTAGACCACATGTTTGCTGTTGATGAACGTGGATTGTTTATTCATAGAACTGCTCTAGTTGGTATGGCACGAAAGAACGGCAAATCGGCTCTTGGCTCTGGAATTGCTATTTGGTCGTTGATTATGGGTGCAGACGGTGGTGAGGTTTATTCCTGTGCTGCTGAAAAAGAACAGGCACGCATTGTTTTTGGTGAAGCAAAGAAAATGATTGAGTCCGACCCTGAACTAAACGATATGTGCAAGGTTTACCGCGACGCCATTGAGGTTAGGTCCACCGGTTCAATTTATCGCGTTCTTTCTGCCGAGTCGTTTTCAAAAGAAGGTTTATCGCCAACCTTGGTTATTTATGACGAACTTCATGCGGCTCCCAATCGTGAACTTTGGGATGTAATGCAATTAGGTATGGGTGCAAGGCGCGAGCCGATGATGATTGCCGTTACAACCGCTGGTGTTAAAGCCGACAGCACTGGTCAAGACTCGACAGCATACGCTCTTTACCAACATGGGCAAAAAGTCGCTCGTGGCGAAATAGAGGACCCAACTTTCTTTATGGCTTGGTGGGAAGCCGACAATGAAGCCGACCATACAATCGAGGAGACTTGGTTTCCAGCAAATCCTGGTTATGGCGACCTAAATGACCCACAAGACTTCAAAGCAATGATTAAACGTACCCCAGAGTCTGAATTTAGAACCAAGCGTTGCAATCAATGGGTATCTAGCCAAAATGCCTGGTTGCCAAATGGCTCGTGGGAACCTTTAGCGGCTGAGCGAGAAATCACTGCCGATATTCCTGTAATTCTAGGATTTGATGGTTCGTTCTCTGGTGACGCTACGGTTCTGGTCGGAACTACCGTAGAGGACCAGCCCCACGTCTTTTTGGTCAAGGCTTGGGAGAAGCAACCTAGCGACCCTGACGATTGGCGCGTAGACCAATTAGACGTTGAAAATACCATTATTGAATTTTGCGCCAGTCATAACGTTAAAGAAATTGTTTGTGACCCTTTCCGTTGGCAAAGAACTATGCAGATATTAGACGAGCGTGGGCTTCCGATTGTTGAGTTTGCCTCATCCTCGGCCAGTCGCATGGTTCCAGCATGTGCGCAGTTCTATGATGCAGTTGTGAACAAGAAAATGACTCACGACGGCGACCCTTTATTGACAAGGCACTTACAAAACGCCGTTATTAAGACAGATAGGCTTGGTCCACGTATTGTGAAAGAACACAGAAACTCGCCACGAAAGATTGACGCGGCAGTTGCTAGTATTATTAGTTTTAGCAGAGCGACACTTCCACAAGAGGAACCGGTCGTGCCTCAGTTCTTTAGTTTCTAGGAGTTATGTGATCGCCTCAATTCTGCAAGCAATAGGCCTAACAGTAATCTCAATCGGTCTAGGTTTAATTTTCATACCAGCAGGCATTATTGCCATTGGTGCATCGTGCTTACTTGTTGGGTTAGCATATGAGAAAGGCAACAAGTAATGCTTGGCAATTTCAGCAAAAATGAAACTCGCTCTATTTCATATCAGCAAATCTGGGGTGCAGGTGGAGACTTTATCGGTACAACCGAGTCAGGCGTTCAAATAGATGAAAGCAATGCTCTTAAGTTAAATGCTTTCTATGCCTGTGTGCTTCTAATTTCAGACACAATTTCAACACTTCCAGTCGATTGTTTTATTCGTCGCGATGGTGATAGGTATCCATTTAGGCCACAGCCAGCCTGGGTTGCAAAACCAGACGTGGAACTTTTACGTTCTGAGCATTACCAGCAGGTTTTAGTTTCATTACTGCTAGACGGTAATGCCTTTATTCGTATATTCAGGGACTCAAACGGCGATATTGCCAACCTGGTTGTACTAGACCCGTTAAGAGTTGAAGTTAAACGCTTTAATGAAAATCGTGAAATTTATTATGTGGTTAATGAGGATTACTCTCGGCCAATTCCAAAGAACGAAATGCTACACATCACTGAAATTCGCAAGGCTGGCGAGGTTCGTGGCGTAAGTCGAGTATCCGAACTGCGCGACAATCTTGGTCTTGCAGTTGCTTTGCAGAATTTTGCCTCTCGATTCTTTGCTCAAGGCGCAACAACCGCAGGTGTAATTGAGTCGCCTAATAATTTGACCGCAGAACAAGCAAAAAGCCTGGCAGATGGTTACAACTTGCAACACAAGGGCTATCAAAAGGCTCACAAAGTTGGAATTCTCTCTGGTGGCGCACGTTTCAATCGCACCGGTGTAAATCCTGACGAAGCACAAATGCTAGATTCGCAGAAATTTGCTGTTGAGCAGATTGCTCGCATATTCCGAGTACCACCACACATGATTGGCATTACTACTGCTGGCTCTATGTCGTACAACTCGGTCGAACAGCAAAACATCAACTTCGTACAGCACACTTTGCGTTCCTACATTGCGAAACTAGAGGAAGCATACTCAGAACTTCTACCTCAAGGTGCATTCTTAAGGTTTAATATTGATGGATTACTACGCGGCGACTTCCAAACTCGCATGCAAGGTTATTCAATCGGTTCACAGGCAGGCTTCCTTTCTATAAATGACATCAGAAAACTCGAGGATTTGCGACCAGTTGAAGGTGGCGATGTTTATCGCGTACCTTTGGCTAACGTGGATATTGCTGCTAGTTCGCTCGCCGAAACCAAGCAAAAGGTTGAAATGGCTCAGAAACTTATTAATTCTGGCTTTGATCCTGCAAGCGTTTTGGCTAGTTTAGCCTTGCCACCAATGCAACACACAGGTGTTCCAACGGTTCAACTTCAAAACATCGCGCAAATAGACCCAGAAAATCCAGAAAACGTTTATGACGTACAGCGAACTCATGATGTAACCGTAAACATCCCTGAAACCGTTGTTAACGTTCCACCTGCAATAATTAACGTGGAACCGCCAATTGTAAATGTCGAAGCACCTGCTCAAAGAGCAACTATTAGAACAGTTGAACGCGATGCAGATGGCAGAATAGTAAACATCGTGGAAAGAGTTGAGGAATAGTGGCAACAGGCATTAGTTCATACCTGGCAAACAAGTGGCTTGATGCATTAGGCAACAACGTTCCATTTTCTGTTACGGCTTGTTATGTGCAATTACACATCGGCGACCCAGGCGCAAACGGAACTGCAAACACAGCAACAGAGACAACTCGTAAATCTGTGTCTTTTGGTGCTGCTAGTGCTGGAACACTTGCTAGTGATGCAGATGTTACTTGGACCAATATTTCTGGAAGCCAAGATGCCACGTTCTTTACTGCTTGGGATGGTTTGACAGGTGGGTCTTTCTTATTCTCTGGAACGATTACAGGCAATGCTTACACCGCAGGTGATACATACACAATTACTAGTGGGTCTTTGACTGCTTCACTAACTGTTGCGAGTTAGTTATGAGTTCATCAGAACTTGATGAATTTTTATTAAATACAGACAGATTAGTTCGTCTGCCAGCCCTAGTTTTAAACTCTGGCACTTTAGATGGCTCGACGTTTGTTGGTAGTTCCTACAATGCAAACGACTTAACCTATGACAACGTCAATTCCACCTACAATGGCGCATTAACTCAATTTTCTAAGGCAAACACCAGCCTTAGTAGTTTAACTTCTAACGCAAATACAACGCCACAGGTAATAGTTACAGCCGAGTCCCAATTTGGAACTATAAATGCAACTGCTAATGCGACTGTTAGTAACTTGGTATCTGCCTCAGCACCTCTTGGCGCTTTAAGTGCAAATGCTAGTTCATCAGTAACAAATACGGTTTCTGCAAATGCAAATCTTGGAAACTTAGACTCAACTATTACTGCAACAATTGTCCATGTCGCTTCAGGTAGTTCAGAACTTGGCTCATTAGTTAGTACAGCAAATACTTTGCCAACAATCCTGCCAATATTTGACGCACCTCTCGGTGGATTAACAGCGCAAGTAAACTCTGAAGTAACTGATTTAGCGACTGCAACTGCCGAATTCGGATTACTAAATGCCAGTGCCATTTCGACTGTTATACCTAAACCTCAACCGCAACCTGAACAGCAATACGGTGCTAATCGACCTTATGCTTCACCTCAACCACCAAAGAAGCCTGAATCAATACCTGAGCCACCAAAGGTTGAAATAAAAGAAACACCAAAGGCTCAGCCGGTGCGCATGCCAGCCACAATAGTTGCAAAGGCTGGGTTCAATACAATTAAACCAAAGTTTGAGGCTCAAGCAGAGATAGAATGGTCCATATTAGATGACGAAGCAGACCTGCTTTTACTAATTTAGGATTATTGTGGCAATTTCAACAGGACACACTGCTGTGGGCATTACGCCGAGCCAAGTTGATGGGCAGTCTAATAATCCATCGCGCATTCGCATTTTTAATGCCAGCAACGACAAAACAGTATTTATTGGAAATGGTGATGTCACCGTTAACAATGGCTTTGGATTAACTAAACTAGAACAAATGGAACTTATTTTAAATCCTGGCGAGGCACTTTATGTGGTCGCTGAAGCGGCTGGCGCAACAATACAATGGATAAGGCAGACACTTTACTAATGCCATACTTTATTACCGACAAAGCACAAGGCTGTTCTGGATGGGCAACCATAAAAGACGATGGCGAAATTATGGGCTGTCATACAACTAAACAAGCGGCCATTGATCAGATGGTTGCGATTTCTATTGCCGAGGATATGGAACCAGGTGGCGAGAGACTAGATTCAGGACCGCAAGCAGTAATTGTAGACATAGACGGCATTTTAATTATTGACGGTCAAAGAGTGGAGCGCACCTATAACTTCCTTGAAGCGATGGACGATACAGAAATCATTATTGTGACCGGTCGGTCTGCTTCAACTAGAGGTGAAACTGAAAACCAACTTGAGTCTTTAGATATTGATTATGACCAGTTATTCATGAACCCAGACTCTACTGCTCAGTCGCCAGAATTTAAAAAGCGAGTTGCTGAACGGTTATTAGAGACTTACAACGTTATCTTGGCAATTGACGATAACCCTAGAAATAGAGCCGTTTATCGCGACCTTGGAATAACTGCTTTAGATTTGAGCGATGTTCCTGATACTCCAGAGCAAGACGATGACGAGTCGGACGATATGTCTGATGACGATATGCGAGCAATTAATCAAGAGGCTCCAGCCTTTATGCGTGCGGCCGCTCGTCGAGGTCTGGAATACTATGCAGACGGCAAAGGTGGTGACGGTTTAGTTGATAGAACTATCCGCGAAGCAAGGCTTATGGCGCAAGGCCAAGTCAGCGATGATAAGTGGATTCGCATTGCCGCTTGGATTGCTCGTCACCTTAGCGATCTTGATTCACCTAATGCTGACCCTAATTCTGATAATTACCCATCGGCAGGAGTAGTTGCACATTTACTTTGGGGAAGTGGCCCTAGTAAAAGGCAGGCTCAACGCGCCTTGGAATATGCGCAAAGAGTTGTTGAACGGCTACGCGCTGACGAGAATAACACTCGCTGGTCCAGTATTTCGATAAACTTAAACAAGGATGAAAGGACTCCTGTGTCTAAACAAGTAGAACGCCGCGTCAGTCACGTTGAATTCGATGTGAGAGAACTTCAGTCAAAAGGCGACAAGATGACCTTTAGGGGTTATGCCGCTGTATTTAACAGCCCAAGCCAACCGCTACCTTTCACTGAGTACATTCGCGAGGGTGCGTTTACTCGCTCTCTCAAATCGCGCAACGAAATTAAGATGTTTAAGAACCACAACACCGACATTGTGCTTGGTTCTACACGCGCAGGAACTCTACGCCTAACTGAGGATTCAACAGGCCTACTAGCCGAAGCCGATTTGCCACCAACTACCGATGGCAAAGACCTATCGATTCTTATGCAACGTGGCGATGTGAACTCGATGTCCTTTGGATTCAGTGTTCCACCACGCGGCGACTCTTGGAACGAAAATGGACAAGTACGCGAACTGCACCAAATTCGCCTGCATGAAGTTTCCATTGTCACCGGTTTCCCAGCCTACGAAGCAACAACCGCTTCAGTTCGCTCAATTGATTACTTAGCAACTCGCACAGCCGTAGATGCAGACGCTTTGGCTGACGCTTTAAATCGCCTAGAAGCAGGCGAGGAATTAGGCTCGGACCACGCGAACATCATCACCGAAGTTGTCTCCAAATTGCGCACTGATAAACAAGACTCGCAAATGACTCCAGAATTGCTGGAACTCAAGCGCAAGCAACTCGACCTTATGTTAAAGGCTTTCTAGTGGACGTGGCAAAAATAAAAGCACTTCTTTTAGAAAGCGTTGGCAATCCTGAGTCTGGTGCTATTGCTGACTTTGCAGACACAATGGCAGAGGCTATATCTAAAGAACTAGATGATTGCTGTTCTACTGAAGCAAAGTCTTTCACGCCAGTTTCAGAAACACGAGTTATCAAGCCAACTGAAGCACGCTAAATCTGTGCAATAATTTATTTATACGATTGAGTGGAGCCACCATCGTGCTATCTGTCGCGGAGCCGCACAGAATTTAAATATTCAACTATCTATTAGGAGTAACAACTTATGTCTGATTACCTAAATCAGCAGGTTGAGGCTCGCGCAAAAGCATGGGAAGAGGCTAAGGCACTTCTTGATTCTGCAGCAGCAGAAAAGCGCGATTTATCAGCCGAAGAGAACCAAAAGTACGATCGCATCATGGCTGACCTTGATGCACGTGCCGCAACTATCGAGTCAATCAAGGTAGTCGCAGAACGCGAAGAGCGTGCCGCTGAAGCCATGAAAGGCCTAGAAGCACAGGCTCGTCCAGAAACTTCAGTTCGTGCATACGATGAAGCCGACATGATCCGCGCACTTGCTCGTGGTGAAGTTCGCTCACACATGTTCGAGAAGCGCGACATCACCAAGAGTTCAACTGGTGCTCCAGTACCGACAAGTTTCTACTCACGTATCGTAGAACTTGCACGTCTTGTAGGACCAATGCTCGAAACTTCAACCATCATCAACACTGCTGGTGGCGAAGCCCTACAGATTCCTTCACAGGCATCATACTCAACTGGCACAGTAACTAGCGAAGCCGCCGCAATTGGCGAAAGCGATGCAACTTTCAACGCTTTCACCACATTGAACGCTTACAAGTACTCGTTCCTAACCCAAATCTCTCGCGAAATGCTAGAGGATTCAGGTGTGGACATTCTTGGCTTCCTAGCCCAGCAAACAGGTAACGCACTAGGTTACGCAGTAAACAGCGCACTAACTATTGGAACTGGCACCGTTCAGCCAACAGGTATCGTTACTGCCGCAGGCTCAGGCGTGACCGGTGGCACTGGCGTTGCTGGCGCATTCACTGCTGACAACCTAATCGACCTTGTTTACAAGGTAGACACCGCAGGTCGTCGTTTACCAGGCACTGGTTGGCAGATGAACGCATCAAGCATTGCCGCTGTGCGTAAGTTAAAGGACAACGCTGGACAATACCTGTTCAGCCCATCGCTATCTGCTGATGCACGCGACCTATTGCTCGGATACCCAGTATTCGAAAACCCAGCAATGGCCGCACCAGCAACAGGTGCGAAGTCAGTGATCTTTGGTCACTTGCCTTCATACTTCGTCCGCACAGTTGGTGGCATCCGACTAGACCGCTCTGATGACTTCGCGTTCCAGAACGATCTAGTTACCTTCCGAGCAACTTTCCGAGTTGACGGAGCCCTACCTCAAACTTCACACGTGAAGTACTTTGCAGGTGGCGCATCCTAAGTAATTAGGTAAAGAACGTGACCCCCGTAGGAGCGCAGGCCTATGGGGGTCACTTTTTTATTGGCTGTTAATTCACCAGGCAGAATCCATGCTTGTGCCAGTCGCGCATCTCATCGATGGCCTTTTGCTTAGTTGGGTAATCCTCAATCAGCGCAGTATCAAACCAACTCGGAATCCATTTGCCGTTTAATTCGTAACAGTCACTTTTGCGAAAGACGTCCCAACCATCCTCGTGCTTCCAATAAACAAGACTGCAACATTTCATCTTTATGCCTCCGCCTTTTTATCAACCAGATTTTCTAATAGAAATGTAAGCGCGTAAATTTTGGCATCGTTGTTTTTGGCTTCTAAAACTTTATCGATGAGTGTGTAGACCGTTGATTGGTCAAGGTTGAATGCAGGTGATGTTAGTTTTGCGATTCTCATCACTCGGTTCTTTTGGATGTTATTCATTTCTATCCTTTGGCTCTAGCGGATCGCTCCGCGTTATGTCTCAAGGATAGCGTCTTGTTATACAAAGGGCAACTTATTTAAAAGGCGAGTTTGTGCCGTATTTTGGGGCTTTATGGGCTAGGCTCTTAACACCTGCGACAAATAGGAGCCTTATGTCTAAGCGTTCTGGCAATCCAGCCAAACGAGCCGAAGCCAGCAAAACTGAACCTTTAACAATTGGATGGACCTCAAACGCGCCTTGGGCAACAACTGGCTATGGAACTCAAACTGCTCAAGTTACTTCTCGTCTTAAGAAGCAAGGTCACAACGTTGCAATCTTTAATAACTACGGACTCGAGGGTGCGAACCAAGACTGGAATGGCATCCCTGTTTATCAACGTGGCGCAGACCTTTATTCAAACGATGTCGTACCAGCGCACATGTTCGATTGGGTCGACCTAAACGACAATGCTCCGCATGTTCTTTTTACACTTTATGACGTCTGGGTTTACAAGGGTGAAAAATGGGCCGACTGGAATGTTGCCTCTTGGGTTCCAATCGACCACATGCCTGCTCCACCCGAAGTTGCCAAATGGTGCAGGCAAGACTTTGTTACTCCAATTGCGATGAGTCGCTACGGATTAGAAATGCTCAACAACGTTGGAGTTGACGCTTTATACATTCCACATGGCATTGAAAAAGTATTTAAACCAACTGCTCAAGTAGACGGAATATCAGGTCGCAAGCGCATGGGAATTAGCGAGGATAAATTCGTTGTTGGTATGAATGCCGCCAATAAAGGTGTTAGTCCAAACCGCAAGGCTTTTGGTGAGAACCTTTTAGCGTTCTCGATGTTCGCGCAAATGCATGACGATGTAGTTCTTTATTTGCACACCGATTACTTGGGTGCCTTTGGTGGATTAAAACTTCTAGACCTAATCCGTTCAGTTGGTCTATCTAAAGAGCAGTTCAAGTTTGTTGATCCATACCAGTACCGCACCGGAATAAGCCAAGAAGTAGTTGCCAGCATTTACACAGCGATGGATGTACTTCTAGCGACCAGTTACGGCGAGGGTTTTGGTATTCCAACGGTTGAGGCTCAAGCCTGTGGCACTCCTGTAATCGTGAGCGAGTTTGCGGCTTCTACCGAACTAGTTGGAGACGGCTGGTTAATTGACGGGCAACCTCTGTGGGATGCACCTCAAACCAGTTGGTTCCATTTGCCTAGCGTGCCAAAGATAGTTGAAGCCCTAGAGGAGTCTTATCAAAGAGGCCGAGGCCGTTCTCAAAAAGCCATTGATTTTGCGAAGCAATACGAAGCCGATGAAGTATTTAAAAAGTATTGGATACCAACGGTCGAGATTTTGCGAAATAAGGCTCTAGAAAGGTCCTAAGAGCGTGAAAGTTGGCTGGTACACCCATCACGTAGTCCGAGACGAGAAATCGCCTGAGAATGGCTCTGTGGGCTTATTTACAGGTGCCTTTGCAGGCGGAGCCGAGATGTCCGACTACGAATACATCAAAAAGGCTCCAAAAGGCGTTGAAGTTCAAATAGTTACGGCGGATAATTTCCAAAGCCCAGCCGAGTTTGATTTGGCCGTAGTTACTGGAACTGAGTCTTTTACAGACGCACAATTAATGGCCCTAGGTAAATCAAGTCCATTTGTGTTCGTACATCATCTGCAAACTCCACGCAACTCTCTAAAGTACTTAATCGATAATGCGCGAGTCTTTGTTACGCATACGCCAGCGCACATGAAGCGAGAGTTGGCTTGGACTAATCCAAAGAAAACGGCTCAAGTTCTTTCAGCCTTTGATGTAGACGAAATAAAGCCAGGCAAAAAGGAGAACTTTGCTCTATGGGCTGGCCGCAACCATCCGCTCAAAGGCGAATTAGCCGCTTTTAACTGGGCTTTAAAGATGGAGATACCTTTTATACCTCTCACAAATAAACCAAGGCGCGAAGTCTTAAAAGCGATGGGAATGGCCGAGTACTTCGTGCATTTACCTTTGGCTTTTGAATCCGAGGGCCGCGCAGTAATGGAAGCCGTACTTTCTGGGTGCAAAGTAGTCGCAAACGAGAATGTCGGTATAACCTCGATTCAGGATTGGGACGACCCAATAGCACTAAGAAACATGATTCAAAAGGCAGGTGACACATTTTGGCGATTAGTTCAAATGTAAGAATGTTAACGATCGTTCCAACTCGTGGACGTAATCAAAACGCAATCCGATTATTTGACGCAATTAACGCAACAGCAGATTTCACTGAGTTGGTATTTGCAGTCGATTCGGATGATTTAAAGACTTATTCAGGTTTAATGTCTGAAGTTTCTGGTGTTAACAACGCAAAGGTTGTGGTCGCTAGTCCAATGGGAATGAACGCAACTCTTAACCACTGGGCCACCTGGTTCGCTCCTGACTACGATTACATCGCATTTATGGGAGACGACCACCTGCCAAAAACAGTCGGCTGGGATTCACGATTGGCTCAAGCAATAGGCAATAAGCCAGGTGTCGCTTACGGCAATGACTTACTCCAAGGCGCAAATCTACCAACTGCTGTCGTTCTTTCGGCTGGGATTGTTGAAGCGACCGGTTTCATGGCTCCACCACCGCTGAAGCATTTGTTTATGGATAACTACTGGTTGGCACTAGGCGAAGCCCTAGGGAACATCCACTATTTAGACAGCGTGATTATTGAGCACTTGCACTATACAAATGGCAAGGCTGAAGCCGATGAAAGATACCTAGCCGTCAACAACGATGCAATTCACAATGCTGACGCTGATTACTTTGGCTATTACATAAAGACACATTTTCAATCAGACTTGGAGTTAATCAATGCGCATTTTAATAACAGGCCATAAAGGATTTGTTGGTCGTCACTTTTTAAAGGCGTTAGAGGGCAACGAAATAACTGGCATCGACTTAAAAGACGGAAACGACTGCAGGGACTTTTTTAAATACAGAAAGGACCACTACGACCTAGTTATCCACCTCGCCGCTATTGTTGGTGGTCGCGCGACTATTGAAGGTGAGCCACTAAAGGTTGCCACCGATTTATCAATAGACGCAGAGTTCTTTAATTGGGTTCACGAAACTGAACCGAGCAATGTTGTTTATTTCTCATCCAGCGCGGCATACCCGACTGAATTTCAGAACGGATTATTTGATTCTTTAGAGGAACGCGATATTGATTTAGACGATGTCTGTTCACCAGACCTGACCTACGGCTGGGCAAAACTGACTGGGGAGTACTTAGCGCAGTTCATCGAGAACTCAAATGTTTATGTATTCAGACCTTTCTCTGGTTATGGCTCCGATCAGGACGACACTTATCCATTCCCAAGTTTTATCGATAGGGCTCTACGCAAAGATGACCCTTTTGAAATCTGGGGTGACGGAAAGCAGGTCCGCGATTTCATACACATTGACGACATCGTAAAAGCAGTCCTGCATCACGTAGAAAACCAAATCACTGGAACTTTCAATTTATGTTCTGGCTCGGGAATTTCTTTTAATGAACTAGCAACGCTTATTTGTAACGAGGCTGGATACCAGCCAGAGTTTAAGCACATAGAAAATGCACCGGTCGGCGTGCAGTTTCGAGTAGGCGATACAACTAAGTCTTGGGCTCATTATTCGCCTAAAATCAGCCTGATTGACGGTATCAGGGAAGCCCTAGTCGCCAGAAAGCCCTAGTTTTAGGGATAAATTTGGTATTCAAATTGACTTGCATTTGTTATACATAGATGCAATACTTGTCACATAGGCGCAGGGAAACCTGCTAGAGCGCAAAGGCAAGAAAATGGCAACATTCGAACTAAAGCAAGAAGTAAATACTTTCAGCGAGAAGTACTACACCCGACGCGAGAAAGTAAATCCAGACATCGAACTTTGCATTGTTTGCGGCCGCAAGGTTGGAGACAACGGTTTCAAAGTTTGGGTTGTAAACGGCGGCGATACACTCGCAACCATTGACGAAGAGGTAAACCCTGCTGGCGACTTAGGTTTTTGGCCAATAGGATCCGAATGCATAAAGCCAATACCAGAGGCTTTCAGACTTCAACAGACAAAGTAACCAAAACTAAAAGAGCCTCCGCTACGGCGGAGGTTTTCTTTTGCTGTCATAGAATAGACCTATACTTAGGAGTTCTCTTGGCAATTTCAAATGGCTACGCTTCGCTTAATCAAGTTAAAGCGGCATTGCGTATTACTGACAACGTTGACGATACGCTTTTAGAAATGGCGATTGAGTCTGCTTCTCGGGCTATTGATGGTCACGCTGGTCGTTACTTTTATTCATCGGGAACTGCAACTCGAGTCTTTGCGGCTGATGACGCTTGGGTCTGTCAAATAGACGATTTAGCAGGGACAGCAATCACACTTAAAAGCGACCCGAACGCAGATGGCACATGGAATTACACCTGGGCTGTTAGCGATTATCAATTAGAGCCAGTAAACGGTGTCGTTGATGGTTTACAAGTTCCTTACACACGCATTCGCGCAGTTGATAATTACAACTTCCCAGTTCTAAACGATGAAGCCCTAGTGCAGGTCACCGGTGTCTTTGGCTGGGCTTCAGTGCCTATGGCAATTACGCAAGCCTGTGTAATTCAATCCTCACGTATTTTTAAGCGTCTAGACTCACCTCTAGGCGTTGCAGGCTTTGGCGATATGGGTGCAGTTCGCGTTAGTCGCTACCTAGACCCTGACGTTGAACAACTGGTCGCGCCTTATCGCAGAATAAGGAACTACTACTAATGGCATCCGTTTCAGAACTTCGTGATGGCCTAAAGGTGAACTTGGCAACAATTAGTGGTTTACGGACTACCGATACAGTCCCAGATAATCCAAATCCACCAATTGCAGTTATCTTGCCTCAAAGCGTGGAATACGACAATGCCTTTAATCGTGGAATGAACACTTATACATTCTCGGTTTTAGTTATCGTTCACAGGGTTTCAGAAAGAAGTGCACAGAACTCTCTAGACACCTATATTTCAAGCACTGGGAGTTCATCGATCAAACTTGCGTTAGAATCAGACAAGACACTTAATGGCAAGGCTTACGATTTGCGCGTATCTGAAATGCGCAACTACGGAGAACTGACCATTGGTGAGATAAACTATTTATCAGCAGAGTTTACCGTTCTCTGCTATGCAGACTAATTAGGAGCAATACACAATGGCCAAATTTGCAGCCACCGATTACAAGGTAACTGTCAATGGTGTTAACCTTTCGACAAACCTAAACTCGGTTGAACTTAGCATTGAATCCGATGACCTAGAAACCACAGCCTTCGGTGGCGAATGGCGCACTCGTGTTGGCGGACTTAAGACCGGTTCAGTAACACTTTCATTTTTGCAAGACTTCGGTGCCTCATCAGTTGATGCAACTCTATTCCCATTGTTTAACACTTTGGCAACAGTTGTTGTAACACCAACTAGCGGTTCAGTTTCAGCAACTAACCCAAGTTACACAGCAACTGCACTTGTTAATCAATACATGCCGTTTGCTTCAAGCGTTGGCGATATTGCTACACTTTCAGTTACTTGGCCAACTTCAGGCACAATTACGAGAGCGACTGCATAACAATGAAAATGATCCTGCGTGTAGAACTCACTGACGGTTCTGTTGAGGAAGTAACTTGCGTGGCAAGAGACTTCGTTGCATTTGAAGAAAAATATGAAAGAAGCGTGGCCCGCTTTGAACAGGAACTTAAATTAACTGACCTCCTGTTCATCGCGTGGCACTCGCTAAGTCGTCAAAAGAAAACGACTAAAGATTTTCATAATTGGTTGGATGATGTCGAAGCAATAGAGCCGAGTGAAACAGACCCAAAATAAAAGGTCTTGGGGATAATTCCCAACATTGGTTTATAGCAACTCTGGCGTGTGAAACCGGTATTGCTCCATCGGTTTTACTTCAAGAGTCCGAACGGATGCTATTCACAATGGGAATGTACCTAAGACAGAAAAACTCACCACAAGGCTAGGTTGTAATGGTTCCAAAAGTTTATGGAATAGACGCAACTATTCGTGAACTTAAAAAAGTAGAACCAACGGCAATCAAAGACCTGCGCAAAGAGTTAAGAGTTGCCGCAGAACCAATTGCAACCACTATTCGCTCAAGCCTGCCCTCGCAAGCACCTATTAGAGGTATGCGTCATAAAGGTAGGACTGGCTGGAATGTGTCAGCCGTTAGAACTAAGGTCAAAACTGACTTCTCTAAGAAAGCGTCTGCTCGTGGTTATGCAATAGTTTCTATTTGGGTCGGTGGCAAAAAGGGAACACCTGGAACTGCCGCTTTACAAATAGCAGATATGGCAGGCCGAGGTAGAACAACTAAAACTGCAAAAGGTCGAGCAATGATCCGCGCTCTTAACGGTGCACCCTCTCGTTACGTTTGGAAGAAAGCCGAACAACAACTTCCAGGAATAAGTCGTGAGATACTTATTTCATTAGAGAAAACCTCTGCCAAAGTAAATAAGAACTTAGTGGTGAAAAAGTAAATGGCTATTGTTGTACCCATAGTCTCCTCTTGGGACTCAAAGGGCCTAGATAAAGCCATAAATGAAATTAAGCGTGCTGAGGGTAATTTCAATAAATTCAGCACTGCAACGAATATTCTTTCTGCTTCACTTATAGATACGGGCAAAAACTTAACTCGTAACGTAACTGTGCCTTTAGCCGCACTAAGCATTGCTGTAAATAAGACAATTAAAGACGCTTCTAATCTTGCTGAAGCCCAGTCAAAAGTAAATGCCGTATTTGCTGGGCAAGCGGCAGACGTTCAAAAGTGGGCCAAAACTACATCCACAGCCTTTGGTGTTTCTCAACGTCAAGCCTTAGAAGCCGCAGGTACTTACGGCAACCTATTTCAGGCTTTTGGTGTTGGTCAAACTGAAGCCGTAGGAATGTCAAAGCGGCTGGTTGAACTTGCCGCAGATATGGCCTCGTTTAACAACGTGCCTATTGATGAAGCATTGACGGCTTTACGCTCGGGTCTTTCCGGTGAAACAGAACCACTAAAACGCTTTGGTGTTGCATTAAATGATGTGCGCCTAAAAGAGCAAGCAATGGCAATGGGCTTAATAGACACCACTAAAGGCACCTTGCCTGTTGCGGCAAAGGCTCAAGCCGCTTACGCATTAATTCTTAAAGATACGGCACTACAACAAGGCGACGTGGCTAGAACTTCACAGGGCCTAGCCAATCAAAAGAAATTCTTAGGTGCACAAGTTGAGGATTTATCGGCATCCTTTGGTGCTGTATTCACGCCAGTAATGATTAACCTAGTTGGCGTTATTAGAAATTCAGTACTGCCTCAAATGCAAAAGTTTATCGAAGCATTTAAGACCTTGTCGCCTAACGCAATTACAACTGCTGTCAAGGTTGGTATTTTTGCCGCCGCACTTGGCCCAGCAATGATTGCTATTGGTTACACAATAAAAATGCTTCAAGCACTAGGTAATGCTTTCTTATTTGTAACTAAGCGAGCCATTTTAATTCCAACAATTATTGCTCTTATTATTTCTGCATTTATCAAGGGCAATGACGCGTCTATGTCCTGGGGTGAAGCAGTATTCAAACTGGTTCGTGGGCTCGTCATAGGATTTGCACAAATCGGCAATGCAGTATCAGCCGCAGTTAATTTCATTATTAAGGGCTATAACGCATTCCAAAGAGTTTTAAAGAGCGGCGTTCAAATTGAGGAACTGGGCAACCTAGACTTTTTAATTCGTGGTGTTGACTCAGCAAAAGTGGCTTATGGCAAATTCAGTGCTGAGATGTCCAAAGCCCAGCAGGATGTTTCAGGGCTAGTTGCTCAAGCCAAAGAACTAGGCAGTACCGTTGGTGGCTCGTCACCGGAATCTGTCGCAGGTGGAGCAGATAAAGCCGCAGGCGCAATAGAACAATTTAAGAAACGTCTAGACGAAGCAAAGCAATCCTTGACTGACGCAAAGAGCCGCTTTGATGATTTTGCTAAATCTGTGTCTGGCTCTATACGTTCCGTCTTAAACTTTGGAAGCGCGGCTTCGGCTGAAACTGGAACATTCCTAGAAAACCTAATCTCGCAGGCAGATAAAGCAAAGTTATTCGGTGACCGAATTCGCACCCTTATTTCTATGGGCTTAAACGAAAGCGCAATCTCACAAGTTCTAGATGCAGGTGCCGAGGCTGGCATAAAGATTGCCGATGAGATTATTGCTGGTGGGGCAACAGTTGTCGACCAGGTAAATACCATTCTCACAGCCACACAGTCCCTAGCCGATCAGGTTGGTCAATTTGGTGCAGAGCAGTTCTACAACGCTGGAATTGAGCAGGGCAAGGCTCTCGTTCAAGGCGTTATGGATGCAATTAAAGCCGCAGGTTTATCAATAGACGCTAGTGGTGAAATTGTCAGCCCAGTTACTGCTGTGGCTCCAACACCTTCAGGTACGGCCTCTGCAGTTGACGCTGTAAAGAAAGCAAATACTGCAACAAAGAAAGCCGCAAAGATAAGTCAAGGCGTTGTTAACAAATTAAAAGGCATGCCAAAACTAGCCGAAGGTGGCATGGTTACTAAACCAACTATTGCCATGATTGGTGAGGCTGGTCCTGAAGCAGTAGTGCCACTAAACAAATCTGGCGTTATGGGCAACACATTTAATTTGACTATCAACGCTGGAATGGGTGCTGACGGAGCGGCTATTGGTCGCGACATAGTAGATGCGATTAAACGGTATGAACGTGTTAGTGGACCAGTCTTTGCGAGTGCCTAATGCCAAACCCTACAACTAATGTTTACATTGCCTTTGACTTAACTGCATCAGGAGGCAATTTCTTTGCCCTAAACGATACCCTGCGAGGCGTTTTGGACTCGACCTACGTTCTAGGTGGCGATGTACTTGTAGACGTCACACAGTATGTTGTAGACGTTTCAATCAATCGTGGAAAGTCACGCGAACTCGACCGTTTTACGGCTGGCAATGCAACTGTAGTTTTAAATAACGATTTGCGGACCTTTGACCCGTTTTATCCTGACTCGCCTTACTACACACAGATTTTGCCTCGTAAACAAGTTGTAATCGAAACCAACGGCGTGCGTCAATTTTCAGGCTACATAGACGACTGGGATTTACAGTATGAACTTGGTGGAAAGTCCTATGCGACTATCAGTTGTATTGATGGCTTTTTGCAGTTGTCGTCAACCCAACTTTCTGCTTTCACAAACATAAGCCAAACCTCTGGCGAGCGGATTATTGAGATTTTGAATCGACCTGAAGTTGCTTGGCCAGCAGGTGAACGAAACATAGACACCGGTCAAGCCACACTTCAAGCGGATACGGTTTCAGAAAACACTAACGTTTTACAGTACTTACAATTAATCGAGCAAACAGAGCCTGGCTCTTTATTTATTGATAAGTCTGGCGCATTAACTTTTAAAGACCGTATTAATTACCCACCACTAGTCGACACAATTATTTTTGCCGATGACGGTAGAGCCGAGTCAGTTGCTTATAGCAACGTGCAGGTTATTTATGGCTCGGAACTTTTGCATAACCGTATAACAATAACTAGAGCAGGTGGAACGGCTCAAACGGCTGACGATTTTGCTTCTCAAGATGTTTATGGTGTGCAAACCCTGTCTTTAGACGGTTTACTTTTAGAAACAGATACTGACTCTGAAACCCTGGCTAACTATTTGCTGGGTCGTTACAACCAGCCTGAACTACGCTTTAGTGCTGTATCTGTTGATTTACACGATAAAAGCACAGCCGATCAATCTGAAATTTTGGCTTTAGAACTAAACGATGTCACTCGCATTGTCTTTACTCCAAACGGAGTCGGTGCGGCGATTGATGAATATGGAATTATTACTGGAATTAAACATACGATTGGTGTTGCAACCCATACAGTCACATTCGAGTTTGGTACGGTTCAGGACTTCCCAATCATTCTCGACAATCCTGAATATGGCCGCTTAGGTGGTTCACTACCGTTGTATGACGATGCAGGCACTTCGTACGATGACCCATTGGTAAGGTACGATGGTACAGAGGAATTTGGCTACATACTAGCGTTCTAAAGGATTACAAATTGGCAACTAACTTTCCAACATCGGTGGACAACTTCACCAATCCAACGGCAAATGACTCATTAAACTCACCTAGTCATTCAGTGCAACACGCTAACGCTAATGATGCTATTGAAGCGATTGAAACAACACTATTTGCTGGTGGCATAAATTACACAGGTTTAGTTCATCTCAACACAACTAGTTTTACTTCACAATCAACAATTACTTTCAACAATATATTTAGTGCTGCATACGATTCTTATCGCATTGTATTTTCAGGAACTAGTGCATCTTCAACTTACATTTATTTGCGGCTTGGAAGTGACAGCAGTGGTAATTATGATTTCTTTGGCTTTGATATGTATCGCTCAGGTGGAGTCAATTCAAACGGCAATTCAAGTTCAGCAGGTGCAACTTCTTGGATAGTTGGTTATTGCTTCCCTGAATCTGGTTCTTTCACTTGCGATGTTCATTCACCATTTTCTACTTTAAGAACTACATACCAATCTTTTACGGCTGGCGGAAATGCAAACGGCTCAGGTGATTTCATTATTGAGGGTGGAGTTCATAGACTTACTAACTCATATACAGGTTTCAATCTAACAACAACTGCAAATATAACTGGCACAGTTCGCGTTTATGGATACAGGAACTCATAATGTCTGAAAAACCAACTAACCTAATCGTAGATGCCGCAACTGGCACTGAAACTATCCGCGAACTTACAGCCGATGAAATCGCAGAACGTGAAGCGATGGCATTAGAAGCCGCACAACGTGAAGCAGAACAACAGGCAAAGATCGAAGCGCGTGAATCTGCCCTAGCAAAATTAGCGGCTTTAGGATTAACCGCAGATGAAATTGCTGCCCTGTAAACTTAGATAAGAACTTAGGAGAATAACAATGGCCGGTGCAGGCAAAAAGACTTTCACAGCAGGTGAAGTTCTAACCGCTAGCGATGTGAACACTTACCTAATGGAGCAATCCGTTATGGTGTTTGGTGGAACTGCTGCACGCTCATCGGCTATCCCTACGCCGTCAGAGGGGATGGTTAGTTATCGTTCAGATATTGACAACCTAGAACTTTACAATGGTTCAGCATGGGTTGCTAGTGCTGGATTAGTTTTAGTAAATAAAACCGACTTCACATCTGTTTCTAGTTTCTCTCTTAACAATGTTTTCACATCTGATTTTCAAAATTATCGCGTAATTTTAAATTTCAGTTCTAATACTGCAACTCAAACCATAAATGCCAGAATGAGAAAATCTGGTACAGATAATTCTGCATCTTATTACCACCAAGAAATGGCAGTAGCCTCAACATCTGTTACATCTAGCCGATTCAATAACATCAATCAATTTTATGTTGGCAATATGGATAGTGGTTATCCGACCAGTTGGAACATAGAAATTTACAATCCACAGGTTGCCGCTAGGTACACTACATTGTTCTCGCAAGCACCTAAATTCACATCTGGTCAAGGTTATATGTTCTATGTTGAAGCATGTGAGCATCAAGTTGCAGATGCCTATGACGGTTTAAGTATTATCGGAACCAACAACTTTAGTGGCACAGTTCGCGTTTATGGATACAGGAATTAAGATGGCAAATCAGATTTTGAAAACACTAGAAATTGATGCATTAACTGGTGAAGTTATTGAACGTGCTTTAACAGCCGATGAAATTGCAGAGCGTAAAACAATGCAAGCCGAAGCCGATGCACGTCAGGCTGAATCAGATGCAAAAATTGCAGCGCGTGAAAGCGCATTAGCAAAGTTAGCCGCACTAGGTCTAACTGCTGATGAAATCGCCGCACTCTAATTTGCTAAACTAGAACAACAAACCCTGCGCACGACTTTTAAGGAATTAGTTTTGCGTAAGGTACAACATCGAGCATTACGAATTGTTGCAATCATTACTGCCGCAGGTCTGTCATTTATGGCCGCAGGTAACTTTTGGGAACAGAACGCATTAACGTCATTCCTATTTGGTGCAACTGGCGTTGGATTGTTTATTGCTATTGCGCTACTAACCCTGTTTGGTGTCAAGGGCAAAGTTACCGATCAAGACTTCGATGCGACTATTAACAACGCCGCACAACAAATTCAATCTAAAGAGGACAAGAAATAATGCCATCGCCAATCAAAGGGAAAACACCAACGACTGCCTACCGCAAGGCTGGAAAAATGTGGTCAACTGGATATCACACCGGCGTTGATTATGCTGTTCCTGTTGGTACTGATGTGTTTGCCGTTCAAGATGGAACTGTCACAAATGCAACTTGGGGCAAGGCCTACGGAACGCAAATTGTTATCGATCAGAAAGCCCTAAACGATGGCACACCTAATCGCATCGCTGGTGGTTGGGCAATCTACGCACATCTGTCACAGGTGCTAGTGAAGCCCGGTCAAGTTGTAAAGCGTGGCGATCTAATTGGGAAAACTGGTAACACCGGAAATTCATCAGGCCCGCATTTGCATTTTGAAGTTCGCAACAATCAACGCTGGAGCGCAGGCAAGGATGTAGATCCTATGCCTTTCATCAACGCCTAAAATAGATAACTATGTCGATTATTAATGCTGGCCAATATGCAGGCGCACTTATCGCAGTATTAACTCTAATTGGTTTAGTTATTAAGTACGCGATTGTTATGCCAATAAAGGCCTACATCGATCACGCGACTTATCCTCTGAGCCCTACTGCCAATGGTGGACTCTCGCTTGCAGATGCAAACAAAACACTTGCACGCATTGAGAAGAAACTTGATGAAGTTGATGATCGATTGATTCAAGTCGAAAATCTTGTGACGAAACCAGCGACACGCGCAAAGAAATCTGTTAACTAATTGCATTAAACGCCTAGGCTGGTATCAGTCTAAACTTAGGAGGCGTTATGGGCTTACTAGACGAACTGAATGCATTAAGAGATAATCTCAATATTTGCAAAGCAGGCGAAGTACTAAATAAATTACCTAAAGACGAATTGGCAGTGGTCAATTCAATTTTGAGCGAGCCAGACGGAAATGTTAATGCTCTGGCCAAAATACTAACCAAAAATGGCCACGCGATAAGTTCTCGAACTCTCTTGCGACATCGTAATCGCCACACTCCAAATAGAGAAGGCTGTCAATGTCCTTAAAAGATGAACTTTCCAAACTGGGTGAGGATACCCAGCGAAAGCGAGCCACTAAAGATATTCCAAAAGGCTGGGAGCCTGCTATCGAATACGACTCGACCGGTGGCACCCTGACTTCTATCCCTCGAACTGCTGGCAATGAGCCAGACCACGCTGAACTTTTGGCCGAGTTCGAATTGGACCCAAATAAATGGCGTATAACAGGCCTGCGGCGTAGTAAATGGCAAAGATGGGATGGGGAATGGCTGGAGTCTTTCCGAGCCTCGTTCGTGCCTGCAACGGGCTCAACTTTGGTCCCAATTGACGATTTGCTCGAAATAGTGGCCAAGTGGAAACCCTTCAATGCCTCTAAGAAGCCCACAGAGCCACGCACAGGCGATTTTGCGTTCATGGTGGTACTAGCGGACACCCAAGTCGGCAAAGTCGATGGTGGAGGCACCGAGGAGATTATTCAGAATGTATTGCATAAAACTGACTTGGCTGTGGCTCGTCTAAAAGAACTCCGCAAGGCTGGCCGCAATATCTCCACAATCTACCTGCCACAACTTGGCGACTGCATTGAGGGTATGAACTCCCAAGGTGGAAAACATATCTGGCGCACAGATTTAGACCTGACGAGTCAAATACGTGTTTATCGCCGTCTGCTTTTACACATGGTTAAAACCTTTGCGCCACTGGCTGACCGAGTAATCGTTCCAGCAATTCCAGGCAATCACGATGAAGCGGTGCGCGTTGGAAATTCTATGGCTACGACTTACACCGACTCGTTTGCACTAGACGCGGCGAGCGCAGTTGCAGACGCTTTAGCCGACCATCCTGATTACCAACACGTCTCGTTCGTCTTTCCAAAATACGACAGACTCACAGTGACTTTAGATGTTGCTGGGACCATTGTTGGATTTGCGCATGGACATCAATGCCGAGGTAAAGCAGTAGATTGGTGGGCCAAGCAAGCACATGGCCAGCAGGATATTGGTGAAGCAACCCTGCTGATAACAGGCCACTACCATCACCTTAAAGTAGAACAGACCGGTGCAAAAACATGGCTTCAGGCTCCTGCGCTTGATGGCGGATCGACCTGGTTTGAAAACTCTAGTGGTCAATCAGCACCAGCAGGAATGCTTACATTGCTGGTTGGAAATGGAATATGGGATGACCTCCGCATACTCTAACTGTGCACACGATTATAAAAGATTAAGCACCAGTGAAAGCGTAACTTATGTTTGCATCTGGTGTTCCGATATAAAGGTAGGAATAGATGACCAGTGAGCAATTTGCTGACCACGTAACTGAATGCGTTGAGTCACTTCGAAGCCGAATATTAGGAACTGGACAAGAGCAATATTCGATGGGCGACCGTCAAAAGATAGAGGACTACTCAAACACGCAATTACTCGATGAAGCAATTGCTGAATTGGATGACTTCGTGGTCTACGCTGTCTATATGCGAACTCGCATGGCCGAACTGCGCTCGGCTTTGCACTAGCCGTAAGTCCCCTAGTATTTGCCTCCGTTTCTGCTAGGGGACTTACTTATTGGCGTGGCGTTTTGCTTCTTTTTAAACTCCTGACTATGTTATACACATACTGAAAGGAGTCGGATATGGCTGATGAAAAAGAAAACAAAGACAATCTGATTGCTCTGCGTTTAAATAATGAGCAAATGCTCGCTGTAAGGCAGTGGGCTGTACAACACGAAAGTAATGTGTCCGAAGTTATAAGAGTCGCGATTGAAATGATGACAGGAGCAAAGCGATGAGAAGAGCAACTGAAACCTTGGTGCAAACAACTTGGATGGCCGAGGATCCATTATTTGCCTGCCACGATAACGTTACTGACGTGCGCTGGGAAGCAATCCAAGAGAAGGTTTATGAAGGCGAATACACAATGTCGCAAATTGCCTTAATTAGTGTTTTTGCATTCCTAGCAGGTAATGACGAGTTAGACTCCATCAGCCTGAGCGAATTAAATAATTTGCAACCTTTGGAACAGCAAGCAATACTCGAAGCCTTGCGCATCCATTGGACTGGAGTACAACTACAAGAGGACCTATGAGCATTGAATCCATCGCTGTTTGTTTACATCACTCAAAAGCGTCTGGAACCGACAAGGTCGTATTGATTGGCATTGCCAACCACGATGGCGATGGAGGTGCTTGGCCTACTATCGCAACCTTAGCCAAGTACTCCAACGTCAGTGAACGTAATACCCAACGAGCAATCGACCGGTTGATTGAAATGGGTGAAATTGTAAAGCACGTGCAAAAGGGTGGAAATATGAGCACCCGACCAGATAAGCGGCCTAACCGATACGAGGTTATGGTTCGTTGCCCAGCCGACTGTGATGGAACCCCACAACACCGTATCGGGGTGTCGTCTGTATCCGAACGGGGTGTCGTTGGTGACACTAACGGGGTGTCGTCTGTGACCGAACGGGGTGGCGCCAGCGACACCCTAACCATCCATGAACCATCCTTAGAACCGTCCTTAACTCTCTTCGAGCCTTTGGCGAATCATCTTGCTGATTGGATTGAGCGAAACGGCTCAAAAAGGCCAAAGGTAACTCCAGAATGGATTAGGGAAATTGAACGGATGCACCGAATCGACAATCGGGACTTAGACGCTATTCGGCAGATGATTGATTGGTGCCAGCAGGATAGTTTTTGGCGCGGCAACATTCTCAGTCCTAAGAAACTAAGAAAGCACTACGACACGATGCGTTTACGGGCTGGCGACTCGACCGGTGCGATGGGCTGGCTACAAACCCTGCGATACATAGAAAGCCAAGACAATGAACTTAACTGATATGGCCAAACTACTAATGACGGCTTCACTGATTGACCCAAGGCTCAGTCGTAAAACAAACGAGGAGCGTTTGGCGATGGCTTCGGCTTGGCTGGAAATAGTGGACTCTCGTTGCACTTACGAATTCGCCGCCGAGTGCCTTAAAAAGCATTATCAAACCTCGGGCGATGTATTTATGCCTGTGCAGATAACTTCTAGGTTCAAGAGCGAAAGCGATCGGCTGGCCAGTATCAACAAGATAAAAGAAATTGCGCCAATGCACCCAGCAGTACCAATGCCAGACAACGTGCGAGCCTTTATACGAGATAAGGTCAAAAAGCCGACATAATAGTTTGATGGCTATTAAGGACTGTGACCACAATGCGTGGCTAAGTGGCATCTGCTTAATTTGCAGTCCACCTGACGGCTGGCAACATCATGCCAAATGCCTAGATGCACATCCCGATACCTGTTTCCCCGAGGAGGACGAATTAGACCTCTATGAGGATGGGAAACGCTTGTGCGAGGAATGCCCAGTCACCGGTTTCTGCCTAGAGATAGGGATAGAGGAGAAGTGGGGAGTTTGGGGAGGCCTAGATCCCAAGGAGAGGCTCAAACTTCTCAAGTCTGGCAAGATACCCCAGGAGCGGTTAGAAAGGCGCAAATTCCTGCGCATTTACGCATACACAACTTAGAACAAATGTTCGAATAAATATTTTCATAAATCTTTGCGAATGGGCTTGTAAATGTCAGCCCTAGGCCCTATCTTGGACACATAGGCGAACCTCAGGGTTCTAGAGCAAAGGTAAGAAAATGACAAGAACAGCAACAATAAAAACCGACTTGGTTTTCTTTGCCAAGGAATACAATCAATCTCGCAGAATGCCAGCAGGCACCGAAGTTTGGGTCGAGAAAATCTGGAAGTCAGGAACTGTAAGACTTCGCGTAAAAGGCAACCTTCACACTCGCCAGTTAAATAAAGAATTTGTTAAGCGTCACCTTGAAATGGGTGCCTAATGAAAATTCATAAAATACAGAATTTCAATATTTGGTATGACCGGTCATCAAAATCCTGGTTAGTTCAGCAAATAGATGAACTTGGCAAAATAGTCCAAACGATAAATGGTTATAAAGGAACCGTGCATTCCTCAAAAACTGATGCATTCAAATATGTTGAGAAATTGGTGAGCAATGTTTAAAGAAATGAAAACTTGGCCTTGGACCGACAGGGCTCGTGAAATCTGGTGGATGGTCAAATTCACTTTTTACGCAAGCCTTGTGATGGCTTTGCTTGTACTAGCCGATTGGTTTGGGAGGACTTACAATGGCTAACTTAAAAGAAATGGCACTGGAACTTGCAGTGGTCAATCTAGTGGCAGACTTGGTCGCCGAACATAAAGACTTCCTACGTCAAGAGATGGCTTTACTGTTCCACCTGCAAGGTTCCGACTCGGTAAAAGTGCAAATTGAAAACGACAAGATTGGCAAGACTTCTCTGGTAGAGCCAAAACTAAAAGCGTATGTCGCGGATGAAAATGCATTCTTTACTTGGGTCGCTGAAAATCACAAAGACGACATCGTTGCCGTAGTACGAGAGTCTTTTAAGAAGTATGTCCTAGACAACACCGAGATACTGGATGACGGCTCGGCTGTATTGAAAACAACCGGTGAGATAGTCGATGGCATTAAAGGCCGTATGGGAACTCCGTATGTTTCGACACGCTTTGATGCAGAGGGCAAAGAAAAACTGCGCCAGGCTTTAGCCAACGGCTCGGTTTCATACTCACTACCAAACAATCACAATCAACAAATAACGGAGGCATAAAGATGAAGCAAGAACAACAAGACGCGCTTCGCGCACCTTTCCCACCTGAGCGCATTCAGAAACTGGATGCAGGCTACGCAAAACTGGATTATGTATCGCACGCTTGGGTAACTGATCGCCTGCTAGAAGTAGACCCTGAATGGACTTGGGAGCCTGTCGCTTTTGATGAAACTGGGCTTCCAGCATTTGATGAAAACGGTGGGCTTTGGATAAAACTTACCGTTTGTGGAGTTACTCGCTACGGCTACGGAGAGCCTCAAGGCCGCGACAAATTTGATATGAAAAAGGGAGCCATCGGAAATAGTCTCAGGAACGCGGCCATGCGCTTCGGAATTGCTCTAGACCTATGGGCCAAAGAAGTCGAGGCACCGGTCACAAAGGCAACACAAAAGCCTGTCGCGCAAGAAAACAAGCAAGTGCTACTGCTACTCGAAACGATAAAGAATGCGGCTTCTATCGCTGAATTGGCGCAAGTCGCGGTAACTATTGCAGACGCAACCCTAAACGAGAAAGAAAAAGAAGCCCTACGTTTTGCCTGGGCTCAACGTAAAGAGCAGGTGTCGTAATGCAAACCATAGAGTTTCCATACGCAGGCACTTCGGGCTGGGCTGGTAGTGATACCTCCCGAGAACGAGCCGAACAGCAAGACCAAGACGGCACTTATACAGCGCGACAAAGAACTGCGATGTACGAGTTACTGCACAGTTTGGATTACGGAGTTACTTGGCGAGAGTTGGCTTTAGCCACCGGTCTACATCATGGTCAGGCTTCGGGACTTTTATCGAACCTACATAAAGAGGGTCGGATAGTTCGCCTAACTGAACGGCGCAATAAGTGTGCGATTTATGTTTTGCCTGAGTACACACTCGGTCGGGAAACTTCCGAACATGGAAATACCAAGGCTGGAAGTAATCAAAGCAAAATCAATCAACTATTAGAACTTCATATTCCTAGCGAGGAACTTATATGGGATATGGAAACTCGCAAACATCGTGAATATTGCGCCGAGTGTCAGTACCCTTGGCCTTGCGACACAATCAAGATTTTAAACGGGGGCCAAGAATGACGGATGTAATCAACTGCGTGGCTTGTGGTCAAAAAGCGCATGTTTTAATGCCAACACCTATGCCATACAAATGGGATGGAAACTTCAGGGAATGGGAACCTAAAGGTTTCTGCCTGCATTGTATGCACAGAATTGGCAACGCTTACACAAAATTAGCGGCAAATAATTTCGCAGGTATCAAACTAGAGGACAGCGATGATTAACTTCTTTGTAGAGGGAGAGCCAGCACCTCAAGGTTCTAAAACTGCTCGAGTTGTAAACGGCCGAGTAGTTATGTGGGAAGCAAGCAAAAAGGTGAAACCCTGGCGCGATGCAGTTACGGCCCAGGCCTTAGTAACAATGCTCGCCTACAACCTCAAAACGATTACCGAACCGGTCGAGTTGGTTCTCGACTTTAAATTACCTAAGCCAAAGTCAGTCAATAGAGAGTTCCCAAGCGTAAAGCCTGACCTAGATAAATTGATACGAAGTACCTGCGATGCGCTTACTCAATCGGAAATTTACCAAGACGATGCCTTAGTGATTGGCATTGGTGCTTCAAAAACCTACGCAACAGGCCAGACCGGTTGCTACATAAGCATTATTGAACAGAGGTTTGATGTTTGATTCAACTGGCGCACTATGCGCACAAACAGACCCAGAGTTATTCTTTCCCGAGAACTTCTCGTCTATCTACGAAACCCACGCAGTTCTAAAACTTTGCTCAAACTGCCCTGTCTACGTTAAATGCAGGGACTTTGCCTTGAACCACGATGTTTACGGCTGGTGGGCTGGTACTACAAGAGCAGAGCGTTCTGCTATTCAAAAAGAAAGAGGCATTACGCCTAAGAGAATTCCAAGTTTCTATGAGACTTCGGATGTAAATAAACAGAAAACAGTAGGAGAGTAAATTAATGGCACTACCAATCATCGTCGCATCAGGTCACGTAGTGATGGACGCGAACTTTCAAGTAACCAAAAGCGGAGTGAGCCGATGCCAAGTTCGCATTGCCTGTAACGACCGTAAGCAAGTTGATGGAGAATGGGTCGACAGCGATCCTACGTTCCTAGACGTAATCCTGTGGCGTGGCCTAGCCGACTCCGCAAGCGATCTTAAAAAGGGTCAAGCCGTAACCGTATCTGGCAAGTTGCAGGTCCGTAACTACGAGGGCAAAGATGGCTCTACCAAAACAGCAGTCGAGATTGTTGCGACCGATATTGGTGTAAGTATCAAGGGCAAACCGGTCATCAAAAGCCAAGACGACCCTTGGGCCGCCGAAGCACCCTTTTAAGGAGTAGATATGAACCACGAACTAATAATCTTTGGAATAATCCTGGGTGGAGCGATTGGGTTTGCTTTCACCGCTGGGTACTTTGTGGCAATGCGAAGCGTAGTTAAGCAAATTGAGCAACTTCGGGAACTCACAAAGCAAAGCAAGTCCTATTTAAAACACCTAAAAGACGAGTCGACTCCAATTTACGATTCGTTATACAAAGAATTTAACGATTCTAAGTGAGAAAACAGTATCCCACTGCAGGTATCTTGGCCTCTTGCAGTGGGATACTTTTTATTTAGAGCACGCAGGAGTTTTAATGAGCAGAATACGGCCAAGAAGCCAAAAGATGCAGGCGTTATACGTTCAGCGCAGAGCAATAGTGGCTGAGTTATTGGAAAGCCAGCCTTTATGCCAAAGGTGCGCCACTCAATACGCCACAGACGTACACGAAATCAAAACAAGAGCACGTGGCGGCTCAATACTAGATAAAGAAAATTTGGCGTGTTTATGCCGACCTTGCCACACTTGGGTGACTCAAAACCCTAAACTGGCTCTAGAACAGGGCTGGCTAAAGAATAGTTGGGATGATTAATGAGCGACAGTTTTATTTACGGATTGGCAAGTGGAATAGCAATCGCAAACATCGCCTGGACGATTTTGCATTGGATAAAAGGTAACTAATGGAACACTATTTAACAAGCATTATTTCTAAGCAAATGTACGATGAAGTGCCTGAAATAGTTGAACAGGAATTTGAACGTCAAGCGAATCAAAAAGGTTTAACCCTTGCAAACGCTTCAAAAGTAGTTGAGTTCAGGCTTTACGTTCCAGGTGATGAAAACGATCCAGAGGATTATGGTACAAGTTATGACTGTACAGAGGACCAAGCAACTTTAGTTCAAATACATTATGGATGGTTTTAATGGAACATCTAATTGAATACAAAGAAATGCGTGAAGCAATAGCACGAGTGCGTGAGTTGCATAGACCCGAACAATGCGGTGATAAGGATTGCCGTCATTTATTTTGTGTTTATTGCACAGACCTTACAGAGATGGTATTTGTAGATTACCCTTGCGACACAATCAAAGTCCTAGACGGTGAGCAGTAATGGCTAAGAAGCATAACAACACGAAGATTGGAAAGGGCGGAAAGATCCGACCTGTTTCATACGAGAAGCGTGTGCTCATAAATGCAACAAGCATACATCGCTCAACTATGGATTACCTAGCAAAAATGGAATTACTACAAAAAATGAAACAAAAGTTAGACGGTGAGCAATAATGAGCAAATGTAAAGAGCCTAATTGTTTAATGTGTCAAATGGAACGTGGCAATCTAAAAAAAGCCACGATAACGAAGATGTCTGGTGGTGGTTACAAATGGCAAGTTGGACACGTTTATAGTTTCGCTCAAACTCGCAGGGGAGCGATATGGGCAGCAAAAAAACAAGCCAAAAGCGACCGCGCTTATTACAAACATAAAGCGAACTATGAAGAAGTGTGGGTCTGATGGGTATTGAAGATAAATACGAAAATTTAAAAATCTATTGCGCTGGATTAGAAGCAACACTTGGACAGCGCAAGGCTCGTATTGAACAACTTGAAGCGGAGTTTAACGAAGTAAGAAAATTAGAACGCTCTCAGGTTAAAGACTCAATCGCATATAAACAAGGCTGGAAAGACTGTGCAAATCAGATGCAAAGTTTTGCAATGGGTACTGCTCGGAGTCTACGACAATTTAACGACAAAGCATTTCGGCTTTATTTAGAAGTAGAAAATAATGAAACTATTTAATAAGTCAAAAAAAGAAATAAATAAAAATAAAAACATTGTTCAATGGACTGTTCCAGAAGAAATAATTATTGAAGCACGTTGCTTATACTGTGGTGAACTTGGCGACGTTGAATGGACAAATGCCCATTTGCGCGAAAAACAATATTACAAACTTCCAAGTAGTCAGTGGAAAAATGCAAGAAACACTCAGTTTATTGTGATTAAACAACTACAAAAAGATGGAACAATTAAAGCCCTAGATGGAGAAAAATAATGCAACTACATACTTGTGAATCAATTACTTTAGGAGATAGTAGCGAGGAAATTTGCACTATCTGCAAAGCAAGTTTGGCGTTACCGTCATATAACGATTTAGCAAAAGCCATTGAACGAATGCGTGAAGTGGCATTGTGGTACAAAGCAATGCCAAATGGCGCACAAGCAGATTGTAAAAGTATTGCAAAAGTAATTGAAATGGTACTCAAAGACTTAGACGGTGAGAAGTAATGGGTTGGATTCAAATTGCACCTAACTCTTGTCGGCATCCGTCAAAACCTAGTGATTGGAAAAAGTATCCAGAGGGAAGCATTTGGCAATGTGGTTTCTGCGATACGTGTTTTCGTGTTGGGTCTTATCGTGGAATGAAAACATTTTGGCAGTTAGATGGTGAGCAGTAATGGCGCACGATAGATTTTGTGATTATAGACCGAGTTACATTATTGAAGGTGGCTTGGGTTGCATTTGTGATTTTGTTGAATCTATAAGAGTCAATGAGCGCAAAATAATTGCCCTACGCATTGGTGCTGATGTATTGCATCAAAAAGAAAATGGTAAGTATTCGACATGTGCAGGTTGCAGACGGAGACCCTGTGAACTAGAAGGGGATTGGTAATGGGACTAAACATAGATGATGTGCTTAGAGCAAATGATGAAATGACCGAAGCAATACAACGAGTGCGTGATGTGCTTGTAAATGAGGTGTATCGCGATGAAGCCGAAGTTGAAGTTGTTGCAGTTGAGGATGTTCTAGAAGCATTAGATGGCGAGATGACTACAGGCGAAAGACTGAGCCGATTAGTTTATGATGCAGCCAGAGATGGTTTCTATGATGTAGATGTTTCAGTTGAGGATGTTCTTAAAGCCGTAGATGATGTAAGGAATTGTGAACACGATTGGATTACTTATGGCACACGCGGACAAGAGTGCAACAAATGTGGGTTTACCCACGATTACAGTTAGATGGTGAACAGTAATGGAAGCGTTGACTTTTAGTATCGTACTTATTGGATTAATTGCCTTATTGCTGTGGTTACAAAGATGAAACCTAATGGTATCTGCCGCTCTGGTTGTCCTACACAGGACCACGACTCCTACTGGGAATGCTTACAAGCCGCCAATATTGCTGTAGATAAGACTAGCCTTAGACCATGAACTGGGACGATACTATTGGTCAATACATTCACGCCAAGATGGTCGCTAAAGCCTTGGAGCAAAAGCCAAACGCCGATCGCGTGAAGTTAGAGGACTCAATAAAGCGTGCAACTCTTACCGTAGGAATTGTCAGGGACTCAATAGCCGACCTAGTTGAGGCTGAAACTTCTAGCCTTGCGATGATGAGGATTTTAGGTGAGGACCAGTACACAATAGACTTCTTAGCAGGAATGCTCGCAGTCAGCGAGTTCATTAGATACGGAAAGCACATCTCAGGCGAATGACTACCATCATCAGCACCACCGGTTCCAACTATGCCTGTATCGTTGCCGACCGAGGTATAACAAGTGACCTAATACACCACGACCTAGAAAAAGTCGTACAACAAGGTTCGTGGCTTATTGCAGGTGCTGGTTCTACTAGAGCCTGTGACGTGTTGCAGTACAACGTAAAGTTCCCAAAGCCACCAGCAACACTAGATAACAAGAGCGACAATCATTGGCGTGCTTGGATAGTGCAAAAGGTTATCCCTGTTATACAGAAAGCATTTAAAGAGAACGGCGTTGAAGCAGATGAACTTGAAGCAATACTTGTTACACATGGCAGAGCGTTCCACCTTGACTCAGGCTTTGGATTACTTACTGCCTATCCTTACTGGGCTATTGGCTCTGGTGCTCAGTTAGCACTTGGTTATCTATCTGACGCTCAATACAGCGAGAACTGGCTGAAACATAACGACCTAGTCGCAAAGCACGCTGGTCGTATTGCTTCTATGCACGACCCGAATACTCGTGGGACCTTAGACGTTTGGATATCTCACAAGCAGGGTAAGGCGTACAAGGTCTAATGGGGTTCGCTAGACCTTGCCTGGACTGCGGTGTCCTCACCCGAACTGGAAGCAGATGTGAGAAACATCAAGCAATACTTGAGTCAAAAGTAAATGCTAAGAAAGCCCTCCGTACCCACTACTCAGGCGACTACAAGGCTAGAGCCAAGGCCGTTCGGGATTCGGCTGTGGCTTGTTGGTTATGTGGAGAATACTTTACAGACCGGTCAGAAATACAGGCCGACCACGTAGAGCCTGGAAACCCCGATTCACTACTTCTACCAGCCCACGCCCGTTGTAACGCGTCACGAGGCAACAAAGCCGTTATTTAGGCTATTTCTCGCCAATACATAGGCC